TTATACAGCTAAAACAATCCAATCTTTGCCGCGATCATCATTATATTTGTCCGTCATGACTTGGTTTTTATGTCCAAGTAATGTTTTGGTATCTACTCCTTGATCGCGGTATAGCCTTTCAGATAATGAGCGTTGTTCATGAAATGTTGGAGGCGTACCGTCTTTCCAATCTAGATTACTTTTATCTCTTGCGGCAGAGAAACCTGTGGTGACAGCGTTGCTTGATACTTTCCCCCCACGTTTAGCCATTGATGTCGTGTGGTGGTAATGAAGCATGTATGGGCTGATAATGAGGTCGCGACATCGAGTTATAACATCCTGTAGCGTATATCCAAGAACGTCACATTTTAGAGTTAGTGGTATAGCTAGTCTGGTGCCGGTTTTCTCCTGCACAATATGGAGGTGATTATCCCACACGTCGCTAAATTTCATTTTTGCGACATCCCCAAGCCGTTGACCAGTAATAAGAGCAAGAAGCATAGAGTTCTGGATATAGTTCTGCATGTCAGCGGCTGTGCTAAATATTGACTCCCATTCATCAAAACTCAGGCGTAAACGAGTAACCTTATTCGTCGGTTGTTTAGTTGCAAGTGCAGGATTGTAGCCGGGAGGAACCTCACCAGCATGTTGCGCTTCCTTGTACGTATCGATCAGTACCATACGGACAACCTGCGCCATTCGTTTTTGTCCCTTTTCTTTATATTCCTCGATTACAGAAGCTATATCCCTAGCGCCAACATCAGGAAGGAGTAACATTCCACAATGACGCCTAAACGCTTCGATTGGTGCATTTTTTTGCTTGAGTGTATTGAGCTTTATTTCTTCATTGTTATAACGTTCTTGCTGGATAGAGAGATAGCGATCTAACCAAGTGTTAACTGTAATTGCCTTACCAATTTTGAGACTGATCTCATCTCTCGCTTTTAATAGCTGCCCCATTTGTTGCTTAGCAAAACGAGTATTAGCTTCTATAGCGATAGCCTTTGCCGCATTCTCATCATCACCTAGCCCATGAAATTTAAGGGTGATAGGGTGCTTATAACGCCAGTAGACCTTTTTGGTTCTGGCGTCTGTATAACACGATAGACCTGGTACATTTATGTTGTACTTACGAGGTCTGGCCATCTTCCATTATCCTCTTCAGGCGTGGATCATCGTTTAGTTTAACGATTGGTTTAGTTTCCATTCCGATGAACCTTGCGGTTTTATCGACCCGCCAGCATTTTCCTGCCTTCATTGGTGGTGGCGAGATCATGCCGCTTTTGGCGTATTTTATAAGAGTGGCATAACTAGGAACTGGTTCATCAAATTCCTCTTTTGCCCACACGGTTAAAGCCTGTGTTCTCGCCATGGTCATTCTCCACACTGTTTATTTAAAGGCCCACCGCACGTAGGCCGTGAAAAATTATTCTGTTGCTGGTGGTGTTAATTCAATTTCTACATTGCAGTAAGGGCAAAACCCATCAGCCTCAGCATGCTGCTGAAAGGTAATGAATCGGCGACATGAGTAGCATGTGATATCAACCTTGCTACTGACACCTTCGGCCTCAAATCTCATATCTGCGGCAAAAGAGAATGCTTCTTTACTAGCCACAGCCCAATGCCGCTCAGCCTCGTAATCACCATTACTCTCATCCGCCCACGACTTGAATGCTTTAGCTAGCTTTTCAACGCCGCGAAAGTCTGCATTGCAAAGTTCTGCCTCAGCCGCTTCCAGCTTGGCTAGCAGTGCTAGAACTACAGTGGGATTTGCCAATGCGATAAATTTGGCATTCCTCCGTCCCGTTTCATCCCACGCCATGTGATAATCGCCATCATCTTCGGTATTAATTATTGCCGCCGTAGAGTTGGTCATATCGAGAAGAGAATTATTATCAGGTCTGTAAACTGCATAAGAATGGAAACCCTCATGGCAATCATCACCCATGCCATAAGTACCTTTAGTTTCTACTACGTCCTGCCACCAATCTCCCTGAGTCGCTTCCAACGCTGCTTTCTTCAATTCCTCGATATGCTTATCCATCATGCCTCCTTAAGAAACGCAATCCAGTGAGTGTTAGAGCGCTTTCCGCTTTGGTGACCAAATGCTGGTTTATGGTCGGTTAGCTTTAAAATCTCACTGGTCTTAATCTGAATTTCGTTCCATTTAAAAATTAGAGTGCCGCCCGGCTTCAGGACTCGAAACGTCTCGCTAAATCCAGCCGACAAATCTTCACGCCAAGTTTCTTTGTTTAAAGCACCATATTTCTTACGAATCCAGCCGTTGATCCCTGCATGCTCTAAGTGGGGGGGATCGAAAACTACGAGATTGAATGAGTTGCTATCAAATGGCAGTGCACGGAAATCCAGCAAGACATCGGGTTTAATTTCAAGAGCGCGCTCGTCGCAAAGCACGTGGGACTCATCGCGAATATCACCGAAAATGGCGCGAGGGTCGGCTTTGTTGAACCAGAACATGCGGGAGCCACAGCACATATCGAGAATAGTTTTCTCAGCTTGCATTCTGTTCACCCCGCAGACTGGCGGCGAACTCTCGAAGATTGCGCTCAGCTATTAATGCTGATCCGGTTGGACATGTGGTATCGATAATACCCGGCTTCAGGTCGTTTAAAGTCTTATCAGAAAGGTTAAAGATTGCATATGCGATGCTGTTTGCAGCGTCTATAGCGACTTCTCTTGCATCACTTTTAAGGGTTGCGTTCTCAGCAACCAACTGTTGAACATTGGCAATAGTGTCACCAGCTACAGCGCCCTTGATGCCTAATGCCTCTGAAATCAGCGAACATGTATTGAGTGCAGCATTGCGCTGTTCTTCAATGTTGGCGATTTTGCGTACTAGATATTCGCCCACACTCTCGTTAACGAACATGTCACCGGCAACGCACTTACCAGTAATAAGCCCATGCATTTCAATTACGTTCATCATTGTTTCCTCGCATAGAGAACGCCATCAACCGGCAGGCATTCATATTCAGGTGGTAAACCTTGTTGCTGGATGTCAGCTATACAGTTCTTATCATCTGGGTAGACGTAGCCCTGCGGCTCGTAATGGCACGGTTGGAATGTGTAGCAGACGAGTAGAAACAGGCCGTACATCATGATGTGGTACCGGTCAGTTCATTGAGTCGTGCCGCGAATACGACACGGATCTGGCTTGGCGTCATTGGCACTATTGCAATGTCAGCCAGAGGGATACCCTCAAGCATCGGCCATTCCTTACCATCATCGATGTCTAGTTCTTGGCGTTCGGTTGCCAGCATAATCAGGTCGCAGTAATGGACGACTTTTGACTTTTCCGCAGGAAGCCCAAACTTTTCACGAATGGCCATATCGATTCGATGCTCAATAACTTTGTAATCAGGCAGTAGGCGTTTAAGAGGGGAGGGAATATCTCTGCAATATGCCTCGCTTGCATCATGCAATAAAGCTTCAAGAGCGAATTCTTCCGGCACAATTTGACTCATTAACCAGCAGTGTTGAGCTACGGAGTAGAATACTGGTAATTGCCCAGCAAAACGGCAGTCATTGGATAAGCCTTGAGTAATATCTTTATCGCTAATACTGCTAGGAATAGGATTCAAATAATCAAAGGTCAAACCTGAATAAGTAGTAATACAAGTCATAAATATACTCCACACGGTTTTTAGGTAATACCCCGCCAAATACCCCATTGCTGGGATATTTGAAGTGATACTATTAAATTAAGGTTTAATTAATTACGCTTTGAATTTACCGATAAACGTTTCAACTTCGACGTCTTTAAATTTATCGGTAAGTAGTTCTAGAAATTCAACAGCAATTTTTTCTTCTTCCGCTTCTAATTGAACAATGCGTAATACTAAAACGGGAACATTGCCACCAGTGAGGATGCTATAACGCAATTTAAAACGGCGTTCACCCAATCCCTCATAGGGAATACATTTAAATTCAAACGCTGCTGGCATAACATCTTTACTTTTGGCTTCGACACTTTCCATTACGGAGCGTTTCGCGCTGAAATCTTGGTCTTCATGATCGGCAGAGCTGGTTTGCTCGATAGTGATACGACGAACTGCACCAACGGCTTTCTTTATATCGAGTGCCACGCCGTCTGCATCAAAAGCTAGTAAGAACTCACGGTAATCTTCCAACCATTCAGCAAGTTCTTTTTGAGACTGCTTGCGACCATCAATATTAAGCAGTTCGCGGAATGGAGCGGTTTTCTTGAGACTCAGACTGGCGGTGTTATCTGCATGTCCGGGATTAGATAACGTGCCAATATTAAAGATGGTTTGTGCGCGCATTTCATCCGCATCGATAAAACAGCGAACACCGTCACCAGCATAGCCAGATGAATATTTCACATACTCATCAATACTGCTGGTTTCCATTGCACCACGGAAGCGGTAGCGCTCAAGCTGGAACTGCTCAAGACTTTTAACTGAAACGCTAGCGGGTAAAGCAATGGTATCGCAAGCGGTGGAATCTAATTTCCGCTCAACTAATGATGCTAAAACCATATCGCGAATTTCGGTGATGGCTGATGAATCTAATTGTTGAGACATATAAAGTCCTTAAGAATATAAATAAATTATGATCGAGTGATGAGTAATTAATTTACGGTTTTTAATTTACCGTCTGTTTCACCTTTAATTGTAAATAGCTGGCCCTGATCTTCTTGCATAATTGCCAGCTTACCGCCTTTCCCAACATACATAGGCGTTTCGGTTGTATCTTCTTCGGAGGACTTACCGCGAGGTGTTGGGGTAGTAAATTTCAGTTTATGGGCGATCATTACGCGCTTTTCTTCCACTGAATTACTTATACGAGATAAATCAAACTCAACGGTGACTTTACCTTTGCCGCCATTATTTAAAACACCTAACGCGACGACATTAAAAGCAGCCGATAATTTATTTTCAAAAATACCGGCATCCAGCTCACCAAGAAATTCCGGTACCACGGTTTTTCTTTCTTCGCTCATCGGGGTGATCCTCTGTTATGCAGCTTGCACTGCAGGTTAGTTACTCCACACACAGAGAAGTGCACCGATCCGGGGGCTTTATACTGTACAGGTTTAAAGGAAAATCCGTCCGGAGCACTTCTCTGTGTGTAAAAAGTGCGGCTGGCCATAACTGGTGTTGGCAGGCGCAGCCGCTAAAGACACAGCACAGCAATGGAACAAGGTTGTGATTTCCGGCGCTTATCTCCGGCTGCTGCAATTGCACAGGCTAGCTCTTTGGCAAACCACAATCGGCTGAGCACTACATTTGACCACCTTACGACGCGTGGGCCGTTACGCAGGCTCTGCGACCTAACTACCTTGCCGCCAGCGGTGGTAACACAGCTGCTGTCCATATATCCGGTGTAATGCTCATGCGATTGTGTGCCTGCTTACTTCTCCACCTCAGGCGGCGGTGGTATCTTGGGAGTTCTCACACAACCAAGAAGGAATCTTAATGAAGCGCTCAGACGTTTTAACTCAATGCCTGATCAATTCTGGATGTGGCCTATCTGATGCTGATATTCGGCATGGTATTTTTCTGACTTTTACTGATGAGTATCCCAACAAAAGCTATGACGAGTGGGATATTGAAATCAGCGATAGCACTGCAAACCACATCATAAAAACCGTTGGACGAGCATCATGGATCAAGGTCGATTTATTTATTCGTGACCTCTGGGATGCTTACTGATCCGATGCCGCTAAATCCATGGCCGTTAATCGTGCGACCACTTTTGTTGGCCTCTCTTTCGAGGCTATCTCTGTCATTCATAACGGCCTTGATGACACCATCAAGGAAGAATAGATAATCGGCCGCGACTGCATTTTCCGTATTCAGGAACGATACCGGAGCGCCGTTTACTAAAAGCTCAAATTTCTTCCCGGCATTGCCCTTTTTCTGCCCATCGATAGTGCTGATTGCCTCAGCCGGTACCTTGAACATTTTGCAAATCTTGTCGTCGTCAATCTGCATCACCGAAACCCCTTACTGAAAGTCATCTGAGCGAATCATCCCGATCTTCGAGTGCCTCGGGCGGCTACTACGTGGGCGTCCTGCCTGTTCGCTATTGATGAACTAAATCTAATTTAACTTAGATTTAGTGTCAATGATAAATCTAATTAAACTTAGTTTTTTAGGCGCAAGACTCTGGAAAGAGTCGAATTTTAGTTAGAGTTCGTACTGTACGCCGCGAACTACACCGATGATGGTGCAATTGCCATTGATTGGAATATTGCTATAGCGTGGGTTTAGCGGGACTAAAAATTTGTGCGGGCCATCAATTAATAGTTTTTTGACTGTAGCTTCATCAGTTCCAGCTAGACGAGCAACGACTATTTTACCACTGGCAGCTTCTACCTCTGGATCTACGATAACGACTGCACCTTCAGGAATACTTGGCAGCCCGTAGGGGTTAGTCATAGAGTCACCTTTCACTCGTAGGCCAAATGATGTAGGTGAAACCCTCAGCCCTGTATCCATCCATTCATCAACGTTTTCAAGAAGTTCAGCTGCAGCAGTCTCCGTAAAAGCACCAGCCTGAACCCAAGAGAGAATAGGGATTCTTCGGACATTAGATATTACTGGCTCTGCACCGCCAAAATCTACACCATATAGAATATAACCCTCTGATGTATTGAAGAATTTAGCTAATTTTATCAGAGACTCGCCTTTAGGGACATTGAGGTCTTTTTCCCAATAACCAACGGAGACGTCAGACACACCACAGTAAACACCTAAGGCTTTCTGTGTTGTTTTTGATGCTGTTCTTAGCCGTTTAATTCGCTGCCCAACTGATTCCATGAACTTATCCTAATCAACATGAAGCTAAGTTATCTTAGTTTTAATTGACCAAAGATAAATTTGATTTTAATATCTAAGATAACTTAGATGGAGGGTGCTATGACTACTGATGAATTAGAGAACTATTTCGGCGATGCGAACCTCGTTGCTGAATTTTATGGAGTATCGCCTGAGGCCATTTATCAATGGAGAAAACGGCCAGGACGATTGATTCCTAAAGGCCGAGCAGCAGAAGCCGCGCTAAGAACAGATGGCGCTCTGAGGTTCAATCCCGCTCTCTATAAAAACAATAGAGCTTAGTAAGTCCAAATAAAACCACCAAAGAGGAAGAAACATTGTGGATAACAAAGACTTTCCAACTCAGCCGGATATCAGTGACGCAATACATCAGCTGATCACTCAAACGGCTGGCAAGTATGACGCGATGGCAAGACAGCTTTGTCCGCTGACTGGTACCGAGAATGCATTACGTAATCGGGTGCGCCAGCTTGCAGGGCAGGTGGTGCCATTTGGGATGGCGGTAGAGATGGAATCAATCTCTGGACGTTCCGATATTACCGAAGCTATGTGCAAGCGTGCTGGTGGTGTTTTTGTGAAACTGCCGGAGGTTAATGACATTGGCAACGATGAGCTGCTTATCAAATTTAACGATCTGCTGGTGGCTTTGGGTGATTTTGGTCGTGCTCACAATGAGTTTACGGCTGATGGAATTTTAGATCGCGATGAGACTAAGCGGCTAAAAGCAAAGGGGTATATAGCGCAGTCAATTATTGCAGAGATTATTGCGATATCGGTGATGTTATGGGGTGACGCCCCAGTGTGCGGCACTGAGGCGTCGGGTGCATTAACTAAACGTGTGGAGTAATTAACGCATGAACATTGTAGCGGCTAAACGTTCTATTCCGCAACTGCGTTGCGTTTGTGTCAGTCCGTTCCGGTATGAACGAATGATAAAGGGCCGGTGGGTAACGTGCAACCACAGCAGAGCGCGGGGAATTGTGGGTGTAGTTCGCCGCAAGTGGGGTTGTGTATGACTAATCTCAGCTCAACCACAACAAACCCCGTCCAATTGCTTGATCGGTACTACACCGACAAGCGTGATATTCGCATTCACGTCATTGGTTACGACAGCAGCACGGGACAGGTCATTTTTCGTCGTGATGACTATGAACATAATTGTTCAATATCCATCAGGCGGTTTAGAAAAGAATATAAGGCGGTTGTATGAGCGTAAAGCTATCCAGTTATGTATGGGACGGCTGTGCGGCTGCAGGTATGAAAATATCGAAAGTGGCAATCATGGCTCGTCTTGCTGACTTCTCTAATGATGAGGGCGTTTGCTGGCCGTCAGTAACGACGATTTCCCGCCAGATAGGGGCAGGCGAGAGCACTGTCCGTACTGCATTGGCAGAGCTGGAAACAGATGGCTGGCTGAGCAGGAAGCAGCGCCGTGCCGGTAACAGGAACGCCAGCAATGTTTATCAGCTGAATGTTACCAAACTCAAAGCCGCTGCTCATGCGTCAGAATCTGACGCCTCAAATTCTGACGGGTCAAAATCTGATGGCTCAAAATTCGACGGGTCAGAATCTGGCAAGAATGGCACTTTTGACCCGCCAGAATCTGGGGGCGATCCGTCAGTAAATTCAAAACAAGATCCGTCAAATACAAAGACTATTGGTCAGTCGCCTACGGCAACCGACTCGCAGCCAGTTGATTCTTTAAAAATTGATTATTCAGCAGTGCTGGAGGTTTACCACGCAACGCTGCCAGAAATGCCGGGAGTGCTGGATATGACGAAGGACCGTCAAACAAAGCTCCGTGCTCTCTGGAAAAAATACGATCTCAATCTGGAAAAATGGTCTGCCTATCTGCGCTACATCTCAAAAAAATGCCGTTGGATGTTGGAGGACCGCCCTGACACCTCATCGGGTAAGACGTGGCGCCGTAAGAGCTTTGATTATTTGATCACTGAAAAGTGCTATTTGTCCGTCAAAGAACTCCGCGCAAATGACCTCCCGAAAGTACCAAAGATGGACACGGTTGCAAGGCAAGAGGCATTCAACCGACTGATTTTACGTCATGGTAAGGCTCAAAACAGCGTGGAAAAAGCCGCTCTCTCATTGGCAGGCGGTCTTGGTCGCATGAATGAAACCTCCGCACGAATTGAATGGAACGGTATCTGGGCCAAGGCACTTGATCAGGTAAGTGAGAACGAACTTCGGAGGCTTGCATCATGACCTACCAAGTTATTTATGCCGATCCACCGTGGAACTACCGCGACAAAGCGAATAGCGGTAAGCGTGGTGTCGATTTCAAGTACGAGACTATGAACCTTGCTGATATTTGCCGCCTGCCGATTTGGGAGATAGCTGGTGATAGTTGTTTGTTGGCTATGTGGTGGGTACCGACTCAACCACTGGAGGCATTAAAAGTTGTTGAGGCTTGGGGATTCAGGCTGATGACAATGAAGGGTTTCACTTGGCACAAAACCAACAAGAGAAAGGGCAGCAGTGCGATCGGTATGGGCCACATGACCCGCGCTAATAGTGAAGATGTGTTGTTTGCTGTGAAAGGCCGTTTGCCTGAACGCTTGAATGCGGCTATTTGTCAGCATCAAACAGCCCCACGGGGTGAGCACAGTGCCAAACCTGATATTTTCCGCGATCTGCTTGTCTCTCTGCTAGGGGATGTTCCCCGCATTGAGCTGTTTGCCAGAACGCAGGCTGAGGGCTGGGATAGTTGGGGCAACGAATGCATTAATAGTATCGATCTCTCTCCTGCCATTGCGAACATACGGAGGGGAGAATGAGGGCGCTATTAACTCCATTTATTCAGCGTGAGCTTGGCCTCGTCTTTTTAAAGCTGGGGCCGGACCTGATGCCTTACATGTCGGGTCGGTTGCTGGTGGCCACTGAACCAGAAGAGTTTAAATCTCTACCTGCTGGCTTGCTGCCAGTGACCGATCAGTTGTTAGCCAATGATCCGCGCTTATTGCCATTCTTTGAACATGAACGGGTTATTAACGCCGCTGGTGGGCCTCGAGTCCTTGAAGCATGGGTTAAGCAATTGAAAGAGTGCCAATGGCATGATCCGGATGATTCCCACGTTCAAAATCTCACGACATTACGCTATGGCCATCGGTCGATTCGTCTGTGTTGGCATCACGATAATAAGCTGAGAGAACAAACACTCCCCCGATTAAAGCAGTTGGCAACCAGTAACCTGATTACTTGGGTAATTGAGACTGTGCGCGGCTATTTCCGCTTTGCTGAGGGCCACCAACTGACGTTGCCGGAACTGTGTTGGTGGGCGGTGGTTAATGAGGTTTACGACCTGCTGCCGGATTCTATCGCCCGTTCCTCTCTGCATATGCCACCAGCAGTGATCGAAACTGGCGGAACAAAGGAAAGTGATATTACTTGGTCACCAGCACCGAAAGAGGTTGTAGCCAAGAAAGTGGCTAAAGCTAACCCACCAGCGGAAGTGGCAGTAAAGCCAGCATTAGCCTTAAAGGTTGATGCTGAGCCACCAGCAGGTTTTATGCTTAGGCCAAAACTGCGGCGCTGGGAGAACCGGAGATACCTGCAATGGGTTAAATCACAACCTTGCTGCGGTTGCGGTGATGGTGGTTGTGACCCCCACCACATTATCGGATATGGGCAGGGTGGCATGGCGACTAAGGCTCATGACCTATTCACATTCCCTTTGTGCCGTAGTTGTCACGATGAATTACATGCCAACCAGCGGGCGTGGGAAGAGAAGCACGGTAGCCAGATAGTTCTATTATTCCGCTTTATGGATCGTTCAATCGGTATAGGGGCTTTAGCATGAGAGACATTTCTTTAGTTTTGGCCCGCTGGGGCGTTTGGGCGCGTGATAGTTCTGGTGTTGATTACTCACCGATCGCAGCTGGTTTTAAAGGGTTACTACCCGACATTTCAAACCGTCAAGAATCCTGCTGTGATGATGATGGCCTAATCATTGACTCGGTAGTAGGTCAGTTAAAGGCCCGGCGCTTAATGTATGAATACTCGCTTATCTTCTTGCATTACAGACTTGGTGTTTCAAAGCGCCAAATTGCGAAGCGATACAAGGTATCTGAGGGTCGAATTCGCCAGCAGATGCAGGTGGCAGAGGGTTTTATAGATGGTTGTTTGGCAATGACTGGCGCTGTACTTGAAATGGACCCATACACCCAAATCCAACATATTCATAAAAATGATAAAAAAGGATTAGTGCGCTACGCATAAAGTGTTCTAGTGTGATAAGAGTTGGTTGTGCAGTAGCGCTTATCCAGTCAAATAGACCTCGCTTCGACGGGGTTTTTGTCGTTTATGGAGCTTGATAATGTCGAAACTGGTTACTGATAGCTTGGTATTCCATCTAGCAGACGAGAAGCCAGCACCTGATATGGACGGTAAAACAGTCTTACTGCTCAATCCCTGCGATGGTTACCATATTGGTTATGTGCGTGACTTTGATGGCTATACCGGCATTTATACTTGGCTCATGAGTGAACTGACCCCGCATGATTTCTATGTCGCTTGGGCGCTATTGCCTGACAGCATTGAGTTGAGTAATAAATTTGAAGGTCAGAGAAAATCTCGCTTATACTAATTTCGAGGTATGTTCGTGTTGGCATCCAGGTGTCATCTGTCCAAAAGAAACTGAGCATATTTCATCCACAATGAAAGCTGACAGCCGGGAAAGACCGGCAACCATTCAAGCCCTTGAGTTAATCGCTCAGGGGCTTTTTTACATACGGGATTAGACTAGCCTGATAGTGACGTTAATCTTCACCGAATACTCTCAAGCCAATGGAAAAATGTAGCAATATGGTTTGCTACTCCAGCGAGATTAAATATTAAATCAATCCAAATCACCACCATAAAAGTAACAAGAGTTATTAAAAAATAATAACTTACCTTCATTATCCATTCCCATTAAAAAGTTAATTAAATCTTAACAAAAATATACTATACGATGAGTTAAATCGACTCTGTAAAATGGATGAAGCTGCCTATTGGGTAGTTTTTTTGTATTTTAGATGTATGCGGTCAGCACATTGGTAGGTGTTGACGCCGGAACCGTAACCGGCTTCAAAAAACCTAGCTATAGAATCCTCTGAAATTGTCTTAGTATTATCCTTCTTTATTAGGAGGTACTAATGACTGGAATTAAGACCTATGAAATACCTTTAAATGGCATCAACGAATCAGATCTAGAGTCAATAAAAACACTCATTGAGAGTAATGCAGAAATATTTAAAAAAGATGTTTTGGCTAAATATGGCGGAGATGCTCGTTACTCACTTGTAGATGGGTCATTTGAAGTTATAGGCATATCAGATGAGCACATAGATTTCATATGCTTAATTAACTTTTTCTCGGGCTGTCGTGATTTAAACCGCACTGATCCAGCTGAAGGTCAGTCAGGTTACTACATCGAGAATGGAAATATTATTTTCGATATTGATGAGTCGATTTGGGAAGTAGAATAAATTATCTTTATCTAAAGGTCGCCTTCGGGTGACCTTTTTCGTTTTAGCCCATCAGTCACCCAATCAACTCCACACACATTACTCCGCATGAGTGGTTGCGCTGGTGGGCTAAATTCCTTAACTACGCACCCAACCCGCAGAACGGGAGGGGGAGATATGAAGATGAACGATACTGGTCAAGTGCCTTATTGGTGGACAGCTTCACTTGCTTTGTTTTCCGCTCTCAGTTTGCAGGAATACATTTTTATTATCGGCGCTTTGGTTAGTGCGTGGTTCACCATCAAGACGTATTACGCCAATCGAAGAGAAAAGGCTGCTCAAATTAAAGAGCAACAAGAGCGTACGCAGATATTAAAAGACTATTTGCACGGCAAACCTATTGATAGCCATCCGGCTGCAATTCAAGTGGTAAATGAAGTTTTGCAGCAAATGGAGAGTGAGTGATGACGACATTAAAACGTGTTGCCATCGGTACCGCCTGCGCAGTGTCAGCCATTATTGCTATTGTCGTATCTAACGGAACGGTGAGAACAAGCGAGAAAGGTTTAGAGCTTATTGGTAACGCTGAAGCCTGTCGGCGTGACCCTTATGTATGCCCTGCAGGTGTTCTGACGGATGGCATTGGCAATACTCATGGCGTTAAGGCTGGGGTGATTAAGACTGACGCTCAAATAGCCGTCGATTGGGAAAAGAACATTCTTGAAGCTGAACGTTGTGTTATCCGCTATGCGAACGGCAACAAATTATCTCAAGGTGCTTTTGACGCCGCGACATCGATCACTTTTAACACCGGTTGCCCGTCAATGCAGAAATCCACCATGTTTCAGTATTTCCGTGCTGGCAACGTGATCGCAGCCTGTGAACAATTCACTCGCTGGGTATATGGCGGCGGTAAGAAATTGGCAGGGCTGGTGGTTCGTCGCGATAAGGAACGCGCACTATGTCTAACAAAATAGCTGGTGGGCTTATTACTGTATTGGTGGTCCTTTTTCTGCTGCTACTGCTCAATCGAAATAGCCTCTCAAATGAAGTCGAAAAAGCGGAAAAGGCATTGAGTGACGAAAAGGCAACAAACACAGCCCTCGGTAACATCATCGATGCATACCAAGCGAATGACGCTGCTAATCGTGTAGCCACAACCCGCCAGCTAGAGAACGAAAGGAAACTACGCAATGAAAGTGACGAACGGCTCAGGCGCTTCAAGGCTGCGGGGGTTGGGGATTCGTGTATTGATAGCAGGATGCCTGATAACAACATTAGCATCTTGCAAGAATAGCCCCCCGAATAAGTCAGCCGAATTAATCCAGTTGTGGCCCCCTGAATCAGCATTAACTCAATGCGAGGTACCGGAGTTTGTCGGTACCACTTGGGGCGATAGTGGGTTGTATGCGCTGGCTTTGAAGCGTGAACTTCGGATCTGTAAGGGGCGGCTCGATGAGGTTATTGGCTGGCGGCAGAATGCGGGAAGAAAAAATTAGCAAGAGTAATAGCATTACTGCTGACATTCCTTAAGTGCCTGTGATAATACTTCTGGATATAATGCTTCTTCTTTCAGGAGAGGTGACAATGGACGCTGATTTAGTTTCGTTTGAGTCAATGATTGCTGCACAGGAAACTGCGAAGTGGACATATTGGATTATGTGGGCGACTTGTTTTTCAGGGGTAGCAACATTTAGTGCAGTAGTTTTATCATTATGGTTAACTCGTCGCGAGAACAAAGTTAAGCTTAAATGCGATGTAGGCCAAAAAGATTTAATCATAAATAGCAATGTTGATTCTGTGGTTAAGAAAGGGATCGCTATTAAGATTACAAACGTATCACGATTTTCTGTTGTGATTTCCAATGTAGGGTGGGATTGCGGTAAGGGACTTTACTTACATCAACTCTTTGGGGATCATGAATCTCACACTCTACCAAAAAGAATTGAATATGGTGAAATCTGTCTTTTATGGATAGAACTCAAAGATGATGATAATTGGTATAAAAAGATGGCGGGAGCATTAACGAAAGATGGACGTAAGTACAAAACCAAGGGGTTGAAGTTACTAGTTAGTACAACTACGTCTAAGCCAATTTTAGTTAAGCCAGAAAAGTCTTTAATTTTAACTATAGATCAAGAAATAGAAAAAATGAATAATCGCTTTTAGCAGTATACTCGGAAAATGTAAAATTTTATGTGGGTAACTATTGACGGCATAAGTTACAGCTAGGGCAGCCGATAGCATACGAAAATTGGTATCGCAATGCTTTCTAGGGACTGAAAGAATACATAATTAACTTGTTGTTTAAAGAGTTTAATGGTCGCTACCAACACACAGAGTCAGTTAATTGATTCCCAGCTGCAAATCTTACTGTAAAAGCAAGGTATATGGGTAATCTGATCTAACAAGATAGTTTAAAAATACACTTTGAGTACTTTTATATTTTGAAGCCACTGGCCTTATAAGCCGGTGGTTTTTCTTTTGGAGTAACACCATGCCACCCAGAATACCGCGAGCATGCCGTAAGCATGGGTGTCGCAACACTACAATCCATAGTACTGGTTATTGTCCTGAGCATCAGAATACAGGATGGGAGAACCACCAGCAGGGTAAGACTAGGCATGAGCGCGGCTACGGTACTAACTGGGATAAGTTGAAGCCGTTGATAAAGGCTAGAGACAAAGGACTGTGCCAGCAGTGCTTACGCGAAGGTCTGGTGGTGTCGGGAACAACGGTTGACCACATTATCCCCAAGGCTCATGGCGGTACCGATGAACCATCTAACCTTGAACTGCTGTGCTGGCCTCACCACCGCAAAAAGACTGCAACCGAGCGAAACAGATAGCGAGAAACAGCACCATGGGGAGGGGCGGGTAAAATCTCTACGGCCCTTGACCTACCGTACCGCCAGCCCAAACGCATTTTTATACCCGCGTAAAATGAAATTAAAACTGGAGGGATTATGGCTGGAGCGCCGGGCCGATCCGGACGCCGAGCCAAGCCAACCGCCCGGAAGGAATTGGCGGGTAATCCGGGTAAACGTGCTTTAAATAAAGATGAACCCGCATTCACGCCAATCAAGGGAGCATCGCCACCGGAATGGTTTGATGAATATGCTTCAACGATGTGGGTCATGACCGCAAAAGAGCTTTGTGCTCAGCAAGTGCTTTGCGCTACTGATCTACATAACCTTGAAATGTTCTGTGTTGCATATTCCACAGCCCGAAAATCGCAAGAACACGTGGCAAAACACGGTGTCGTGCTGATCGGTGCAACCGGTGGACCAGTAAAGAACCCTGCTTTAACGGCATTGAATGAAGCCATGAAACAGTTGGCTTCTTTCGGTGGCATGTTGGGCTTAGATCCCAGTAGCCGAGCTCGCTTAGTTGGTGCAGGTAAGAAAACCTCAAAGAATCCGTTCACAAACCTATGACTAGAAAAGCCTATCCGAATGTTAATGCGGCGAATCAGTACGCCCGTCATGTGGTGCAGGGGCGGATTGTTGCTTGTCGTTTTGTTATCGATGCCTGCCAGCGTCACATTGATGATCTTGCGGCAGAAAAAGGCCGTAAATTCAAATACAGATTCGATAAGGACCGAGCGGAGAAAGCGGCAAAGTTTATTCAACTGCTTCCCCACACCAAGGGGGAGTGGGCATTTAAGAGAATGCCAATCACCTTAGAGCCGTGGCAACTTTTTATCGTCTGCTGCGCATTCGGTTGGCTGCATAAAGGCAGTAAGTTACGTCGATTCCGTGAGGTCTATACCGAGATCCCCCGTAAAAATGGCAAATCAGCTATTTCCGCTGGGGTAGCGCTATTTTGCTTTTCATGTGATGACGAGTTCGGTGCTGAGGTTTATTCCGGTGCCACAACAGAGAAGCAAGCGTGGGAAGTGTTCCGGCCTGCGCGCTTGATGTGCAAGCGTACACCGCTGCTCTGTGAAGCTTTTGGCATTGAAGTGAATGCGTCCAACATGAACCGGCCAGAAGACGGTGCGCGATTTGAGCCAGTTATCGGTAATCCCGGTGATGGTTCATCACCCAGCTGCGCTATCGTGGACGAATATCACGAACACGAAACAGACTCACTCTACACCACCATGTTAACGGGGATGGGATCACGCAGACAGCCCATCATGTGGGCCATTACCACAGCGGGCTATAACATTGAAGGGCCATGTTACGACAAGCGCCGAGAAGTTATTGAAATGCTGAGCGGTACTGTCCCAAACGATGAGCTATTCGGGATCATTTATACCGTTGATGAGGGGGACGACTGGACATCGCCAGCATCATTGAAGAAAGCTAATCCCAATATGGGGGTGTCTGTTTACAGTGATTTTCTACTGAGCCAGCAACAAAGGGCGATGAATAATGCCCGTCAAGCCAACATCTTTAAAACTAAACATTTGAATATCTGGGTGTCTGCCCGATCTGCATTCTTCAATATGGTGAGCTGGCGGGCCTGTGAAGATACCACGCTGACGCTGGAGCAGTTTGAAGGTCAATCTTGTTATCTCTCTTTTGACTTGGCCCGCAAACTGGATATGAACTCGATGCCGCGGTTATTTACTCGGACTATTGACGGGAAACAGCATTATTACTGTGTCGCGCCTAAGTTCTGGGTGCCGTATGACACGGTATTCAGTGCTGATGTTGAGGATCGGCGAACCGCTGAACGCTTCCAGAAGTGGGTCATTACTGGACATTTGGTGGCAACTCCCGGCGCTGAAATAGACTATCGGGAAATTCTGGAAGCTGCTAAAGAGGTAAACCGCCTAAATCCGGTTGAGGAATCTCCAATTGACCCACATGGCGCAACAAACCTTTCTCACCATCTGGCGGAGGAAGCATTAAGCCCGATCACCATCGTTCAAAACTACACCAACATGAGTGACGCCATGAAGGAGTTGGAAGCCGCTGTTGAGTCTGGTCGTTTTCATCATGATGGCAACCCCATTATGACATGGTGTATCAGCAACGTAGTGGGTAAATATCTGCCGGGCAATGATGATGTGGTCAGGCCGATAAAAGAGGCATCCGAGAACAAAATAGACGGAGCCGTTGCACTAATCATGGCGGTTGGCAGAGCAATGCTGAATACGCCTGGTGATTTCCTTTCCAACCTCGATCCAGACGAAGAACTGCTTATCTTATGAAATCACTGATTATCGACATTATCGGGGTGGCCGGTTTCGGTTTACTCATGGCGGGGCTTTATCTGCAATTTGGCACAGCGACGGCATTACAGTGCGCGGGTGGTGGAATGCTGATATTTGCACTGTTCGCCGCAAGGAGAAAATACCGTGCTACTTGATGCTTTATTCCGGAGTAACCCGCTGGAAAATCCAGCGACGCCTTTAACGGGTGAATCAGTAGAAGAGGCTGGATTCTTTAAATCTGATGTCTTTGTTAGCCCGGAGACCGCCATGAAGCTGGGGGCGGTTTATGCCTGTATTTACGTTCTGTCTTCCACGTTGGCGCAGATGCCGTTGCATGTGATGCGCAAAACTGGAAACACGGTTGAAGTCGCGCGGGATCATCCTGTTTTCTATCTGGTGCACGATGAACCTAATGTCTGGCAAACCAGCTACAAATGGCGGGAGCTAAAGGAACGTCATGTTCTAGGTTGGGGCAATGGTTACACCAAAGTTATTCGTTCACGACGCGGCGAGATAGTCAGCCTTGAAGCCTGCATGCCATGGGAAACCACCCTATTAAATACCGGTGGTCGCTATACCTACGGTGTTTATAACGAGCAAGGTCCTTTTGCCGTCAGCCCCGACGACATGATCCACATTCGGGCGCTAGGAAATAATCAGAAAATGGGGCTGAGTCCTATCCTGCAACATGCTGAAACTATCGGGATGGGCATGAGTGGACAGAAATATACCAGCAACTTTTTTAATGGTAATGCTCGGCCTGCAGGGATTGTGTCGGTCAAAGGACCAGCTCTGGAGGCTAAAGCGTGGGATAGGCTGAAATCTTTATGGCAGCAGGCCGCAGCGGCCCTGAGGAATGAAGAGAACAAAACCATGTTACTACCCGCAGAGCTGGATTATAAGGCGCTGACGGTTTCGCCGGTTGATGCCCAAATTATTGACATGCTCAAGCTGAATCGTTCCCAGATAGCGGGGATTTTCAATATACCGGCCCACATGATCAATGACTTGGAAAAAGCCACTTTCTCTAACATCACCCAGCAATCTATTCAGTTTGTCCGTCACACCGTCATGCCATGGATTGTGAACTGGGAGCAGGAATTAAACCGCCGACTGTTTACCCGAGCAGAGCGAGCTGCGGGTTATTACGTCCGTTTTAATCTGGCCGGTTTGTTACGTGGTACTCCGCAAGAACGCGCCAATTTCTATCACTTCGCCATTACTGATGGCTGGATGTCGCGAAACGAGGCTCGCGCCTTTGAGGATATGAACCCAGTAGGCGGTCTGGATGAAATGCTGGTCAGTGTGAATGCGGCTAAGTTGACCACCCCAAATACTGATATCGACCCCAACGATAAAGGACCGAGCAATGAGTGAGACAGAAAAGCGCTGTTATAGCGGAGAGGTGCGGGCAGAGCAGCGAGAGAATGAGCCAACCCGCATTATTGGCTACGGCTCGGTGTTCAATAGCCGTTCAGAACCGCTGTGGGGATTTCGTGAAATCATTAAGCCGGGTGCATTTGATGATGTGCTGGGTAATGACGTTCGCGGGCTATTTAACCATGACCCTAACTTTATTCTCGGTCGCAGTAGCGCGAACACGCTCACTTTGTCGGTTGATGAGCGCGGACTGCAATACAACATTATCGCCCCTGACACACAAACTATTCGTGATCTGGTCATTGCGCCAATGTTGCGGGGTGATATCACCCAATCTTCCTTTGCTTTCTCGGTCGCCCGCGATGGTGAACAGTGGTACGAAGATGAAGAAGGGATTGTTATTCGGGAGATTTCTAAGTTTTCTCGGCTGTATGACGTTAGTCCCGTCACTTATGCAGCCTATCAGGATGCTGATTCTGGTGTCCGCTCGATGCAAGCCTGGCAGGAAGCGCGAGATAGCGGCGCGCTACAACAAGCCATTAACCACAAAATGGCGCGTGAGCGCCTGCTGACTTTGATTAACGCCTAAGGAAATAAATGTATGCCTATGAAATTGCACGACATTAAGCAAAAGCGTAATACCATTTCAACGGATATGCGCGCTTTGCATGACAGTATTGGTGATAATGCCTGGACTGATGAACAGCGAACTAATTGGAACAAGGCAAAGACTGAGCTTCAGGCTCTTGATGATCAAATCTCGCGTGAAGAAGAACTGCGTAGCCAAGATCAGAAGTTTGTTCAGGAGCAGGAACAAGAACAGCGCCAACGGAATGACACACCAGAGGGGCAGCAACAAGAACAGCGTCAAAAAGCATTTAACAAGTTCCTGCGTCATGGACAAAGTGAGCTGAGTGCCGAAGAGCGCAGCGCTTTGCGTGAATTACGTGCGCAAGGTACTGCTCCCAATGAAAAAGGGGGTTATACCGTTCCGACACAGTTCCGTGCCCTGATTGTTGAGTCCATGAAAGCTTACGGTGGCATTGCCAGTGTTGCCCAGATCATGAATACCGATAATGGACAGGATATTGATTGGGCTACTTCTGACGGCACTACAGAGGAAGGGGAGTTGTTGGGTGAAAACACCGAAACCAGCGAACAGGATGTTGAGTTCGGTTCTGGTTCACTCGGCGCTAAAAAACTATCGTCCAAAATTATCCGCATCTCGAATGAACTGCTTCAGGATAGTGGCGTCAATATTGAAGCGTTCTTGGCTGGGCGTATTGCTCAGCGTATTGGGCGCGGTGAGGCCAAATATCTTGTTCAGGGGACTGGTGTGGGTACGCCAGTGCAACCTAAAGGCTTGGTGACTTCTGTCACGGGCGTCACTCCAACAGCATCAGCCACTACGTTTACATGGAAGGAAATGAATGCTCTCAAGCACTCTATCGATCCAGCATATCGTAATGGCCCTAAATTCCGTTGGGCGTTCAATGATGCCACCTTAAAAATCCTCACCGAAATGGAAGATCTGCAAGGCCGCCCGCTATGGTTGCCTGAAATCATTGGTGGTGCGCCAGCAACCGTATTGCAGGTACCTTACGTTATTGATCAGGCGATCGACAATATTGCTGCGGGTAAGAAGTTTATGTTTTGCGGTGATTTTGATCGTTTCATTGTTCGTCGTATTACTTATATGACACTGAAACGCCTGGTTGAGCGTTATGCCGAGTTTGACCAAACAGGCTTCCTTGCTTTCCATCGTTTTGATTGCATTCTGGAAGATACCGCCGCTATTAAAGCATTGGTTGGTAAACCTGCTGCTGGGGGTTAATTTCACTCGGATTTGAATCATGCCGCTTTTGCGGTTTTTTTATGCCCGCAATCTGGGATCGGGTTGCGGGTATGGAGGTTTTCATGCTGTTAACACTGCCAGAAATTAAGGCTCAGTGTCGCCTTGATGGTGATTTTGACCATGAAGATGATCTGTTGAAAATGCTGGGTGGTGCAGCAGAGAAACGTGTCATCAGCTACACCAATCGTAAATTATATGAGGAAGCGGTCCCCGAAACAGATCCTGACGGGTTACTGCTTGAGGATGATATCAAACTGGCTATGTTGCACTTGGTCAGTCATTGGTATGAAAACCGCTCATCTGTGAGTGATTTTGAACAGTCCGAAGTGCCGATGAGCTTTTATTTCCTTGTTGGCCCATACAGGTTTATTCCGCTATGACTCAACGACGGTTTACCGAAGTCAACGCCACTTATCGACCACCGGCTCCCGGTGAACTGAACAAGCGCGCCCAGTTCCGTACCCGCGAAGATATCCCCGGCAACGGGCATATGGGCGTTGATACCGTTTATCACAACACCTTCGACACTTGGGCAAAACTGTCTGCGATTGGTGATTCTGTCCGTATCGGTTCGGTGCAGATAGATGTCGCCATTACTCACCGCATTGTTATTCGCTATCGAACGGGCGTCACCACGGATGATGAGGTGGTGATTAATAAGATGGTTTACCGGGTTAAGGGCACCACGAACCTGAATGAAGCCAGCCGCTTTCTGGTTATCACCGCTGAAGAGTTGGGAACCGTGGACGCTATCGGAGAGGGGCAATAATGGCGATTGAGAACTCTACCAGCGGCCTTTATCTGCACGTAGATTTTGATAAAGAAACGGAAATCACCTTTAACAAGGCGAGGGTCCGCCGGGCATTTGTCAGCGTTGGACAGAATGTACTTCGTGAATCGCGTCGATTAGTGGCGCGGCGGGCCATATCGAAAGCGGGAGAGGCTCCGGGCTATCGCACAGGGAGACTAGCAAAATCTATTGGTTATCGCGTCCCAACAGCAACAGCTAATCGCCCCGGCTTCCTTGTCCGGATCGCCCCAAACCAGAAAGGTGGCAAAGGTTCGCGACCTATCGAGGGGCCATTTTATCCTGCTTTTCTCTTTTACGGTGTTAAGCATGGCGCACGTCGCAATAAAAATCATCGTCGCGGCGGTGCGGGAGGAGATAGCTGGAAAATCAAACCCCGTAAAAACTTTATGGAACAGGCGTTACTCAACCGGCAGGCGTGGATTCAGCGCGTGTTGTTTGAAGCGTTGCAAAGCTCAGTGAGGCCCATTAAGAAATGAAACTTTCACTTGTTATAGCCGCACTTCGATTGCGCTGTCCGTCGTTTAATGGTCGCGTATCCGGTGCGGCTGAATACAAACCAATACCTGAAGTGACAAAGATGGAACTGCCATCAGCCTGGGTCATTCCGCTTGATGACAATGTTGGTGAACAAAAGTCACAAACTGACTATTGGCAGGATCTCACGGACGGCTTTGCGGTGATTGTGGTACTGGATAACACCCCCGATCAGCGCGGTCAGAAAGCCGCCTTTGATGCGGTGGATGATATACGGGCCGAGTTGTTTAAAGCGCTTCTGGGTTGGGAGCCTGAATCTTGCTATGACCCGATTCAGTATGACGGCGGTAACCTGCTGGATATGAACCGCGCTCACCTTTACTACCAGTATGACTTCTCCGCAATACGGGATATCACCGCCGAAGATACTTACCAGTGGGATGACCTTCAGCAGCTTAAAGAGTTGGAACGGATCATGGTTGATGTCGATTTTATGACCCCTGACGGCACCATTGAACACAAGTTAAACATCTCCCTAAACGACGAGTAACCCCTTATGCATGTGATCCCTAAAGATGGCCGGTCAGTTCCTGACCCGGTTAGAGGTGACTTTTTGCCCGCAGATGGCCGAAATGTCGATGAAAATATTTACTGGCACCGCCGAGTAGCGTCTGGGGACGTGACCATTAAGGCCGCAGAACCTGAAGAAGTCGCACTACCGGCATCCATCGTTCAACCTGAGCAGAAGGCCAAAAAACAATGAATTTTAATAATATCCCTAATGATGTACGGGTGCCGTTGTTCTTTGCCGAAATGGACAACAGCGCAGCGAATACGGCACAGGATAGTGGGCCTTCGCTCATTATCGCCCATGCGCTGGCAACCAGTTCGATTGAGGAGAATACGCTTGTCATTATGCCGTCAGCAGATAGAGCGGGGCAGGTAGCCGGACGGGGCAGTCAGTTAGCCCGAATGGTCGCGGCATACCGCGCTGTCGATCCCTTTGGTGAGTTGTGGGTGGTTGCGGTCCCTGAAGTTGCTAGCGCCCCTGCAACCGGTACGTTAACGGTGACCGGTACTGCACAAGCCTCCGGCGCTCTGTCTATTTATCTTGGCTCGACCCGTGTGCAGGTTATCGTCACGGCACTCGATACCCCGACCATTATCGCAGCCAGTATCGCCGCTGCAGTGAATGCATTGGTTGATTTACCCGTCACCGCTGCTGCAGCGCTAGGCGTTGTTACACTCACTGCTAAGAATAGTGGCTTGACGGGTAATGGTCTGCCTATCAGCCTGAATTATCGCGGCACTGTCGGCGGTGAGCAGAATCCATCGGGTGTGAATGTGGCAATTGTTCCGATGGCGGGTGGTGCTGGCGCTCCGGACCTGTCAGCGACTATTGCCACCTTAGGTGATGAACTGTTTGATTTTATCGCTTTCCCGTTCAATGACTCCGCATCACTGGTCACTATCGGCAAAGAGATGAATGACGATACCGGTCGTTGGAGTTGGTCACGGCAGTTATACGGCCATGTGTACACCGCCAAGGTAGGGGATTTATCGGATTTGGTCGCTTTCGGTGCCACATTCAATGACCCACATCTGACCATTTCAGGGTATGAAACTGGCGTGCAGATGGCTACGGATGAGCTGGTTGCGGCACGAACAGCACGTAATTCGGTGTTTATTCGTAATGATCCGGCTCGGCCTACACAGACCGGCTTGTTAAATGATGCACTTCCGGCCCCCGCGGGAACTCGTTTCATTCTGTCAGAACAACAATCACTGTTAACCCACGGCATTGCCACCGCCTACGGTGACGGCGGTGTGTTGCGTATTCAGCGTGATATCACTACGTATCAGAAAAACACTTACGGCAATGCCGATAACAGTTTCCTTGATAGTGAAACGTTGCACACAAGCGCTTATGTCCTGCGCCGGTTGAAGTCGGTGATCACTAGCAAATATCCACGCCATAAGCTGGCGAACGATGGTACCCGTTTTGGGGCAGGTCAGGCGATTGTCACGCCGAATGTGATTAAAGGCGAGATGCTTTCTATTTATCGGCAGTTAGAACGAGCGGGCATTGTTGAGAACTTTGAACTGTTCAAACAATACCTGATCGTCGAACGCAATGCTGACAACCCTAACCGGCTTGATGTGTTGTTCCCACCTGATTATGTCAACCAACTGCGAGTATTTGCGCTGCTTAATCAGTTCCGTCTGCAATATAACGAAGAGGTTGTCTAAATGGCTCGAATTGGCGGCACATGCTTCTTTAAAATTGACGGTCAGCAATTATCTCTGACCGGTGGCATTGAGGTGCCAATGAACACGGCGGTGAAGGACGATGTGATCGGGCTGGATGGTTCAGTCGATTACAAAGAAACCCACCGCGCCCCTTATACCAAAGGAACGTTTAAAGTCCCCAAAGATTACCCCATTAGCAAGATCACTTCCGCAGATACCATGACCATCACCAGTGAGTTGGCAAACGGTCAGGTGTATGTACTTTCCAGCGCCTGGTTGCATGGCGAAGCGAACCACAATGCCGAGGAAGGTACGGTCGATATGGAATTCCACGGGCAAGAGGGCTTTTACCAATGATTGTGACATTAACCAGAGAAATTACCGTAGCGGGAGAGACAGTCAAAGAATTAAACCTTCGTGAACCTACTTACGATGAGGTTTCTGACTGTGGGATGCCATTCACTATTACGAAAGATGGTGAAATTAAACTGGATTCGAAAGCCACGTTAAAATATCTGCCAATCATGGCAGATATCCCCCCCTCATCTGCCCGACAGATATCGCCAAAAGATTTAATGGTTGTATCAATGAAGATACTTGGTTTTTTTACGACTTCAGCAGCGTAAAAGACCTCACTACCCGCGTTTATAATATCGCTTATTTCTGGCGAGTTAGCCCTTTAACCATTATGGCCTGCCCACTTTCCAAGATAGTTGAAATGGAGAAGCAGGCCGTTCGCATTGCCTTGGAGATAAAAAATGGCTGATAGTTTTCAATTAAAGGCGATTATCACCGGCGTTAATAAATTATCCCCAACCCTGACCACCATGCAGAAGGATCTGCGTAAATTTAAAGGGGAATTTAAAGATATTATTTCCAGCGCGGGAGTGGCAGGCGCGGCTATTACCGCCGCATTTGCTGTTCCTATTAGCCAAGCGATGGATTTTGAATCGACTATGGCCGATGTTCGTAAAGTGGTTGATTTTGACAGCCCGCAGCAGTTTAAACAGATGGCTGATGATGTGCTGGAGCTATCGTCAAATTTACCCATGGCTGCTATAGGGATTGGTGAGATTGTTGCTGCAGGTGGGCAGGCAGGTATTGCTCGCGAGGAATTGACCCGTTTTGCTGAAGATGCAGTGAAAATGGGGATCGCTTTTGACCAGACAGCAGAAGAGTCTGGCCAGATGATGGCTCAGTGGAGAACGGCATTTAAGTTAACGCAAAATGAAGTGGTTACGCTCGCTGATAAGGTGAACTATCTGGGTAACACTGGCCCAGCTAATGCCGCAAAAATATCTGAGATTGTTACTCGTATCGGTCCACTTGGTGGCGTCGCGGGTGTTGCCTCCGGCGAAATTGCGGCGATGGGGGCGACTATTGCCGGGATGGGGGTAGAGTCTGAAATAGCTTCAACAGGCATTAAAAACTTTATGTTGTCGCTTACAGCAGGCAAGGCCGCAACCGCATCACAGAAAAAGGTATTCCGGTCATTAAGAATTAGTCCAAAACAGCTTGCCGCAGATATGCAGAAAGATTCTAAAGCGGCAATGCTAAAAGTGTTGAAATCGATAGCTAAAATACCAAAAGCCGATCAAGTCGCAGTAATGACATCGCTATTTGGTAAGGAGTCACTAGGTGCAATAACTCCATTATTATCAAATCTGGACTTGTTGGAAAAGAACTTTAATAAAGTCACTGATGCGCAAATTTTTAGCGGTTCAATGCAAAAAGAATATGCGTCACGCGCCGCGACAACGGCTAATGCAGTTCAATTATTAAAGAATCAACTAACGGCAGCGAGTATTTCTATTGGTGATTTATTCTTGCCCGAAATAGTAGAAGCTGCGGAAGAGTTAAGGCCATTTTTGGGGCAAATTCGGCAACTAATTAAAGCCAATCCAGAACTGATTAAAACCACCTTGAAGTTAGGTCTATATTTAGCGGGGGTGGCCGTTAGCGTGTCGGCAATAACGAAAGCTATCGGTATTATGAATTTCGTCACCAAAATGTCACCGCTGGGTAAATTACTTACCCTGCTGATCGGTGCTGGTGGGTTAATTGTGGCTAACTGGGATACAGTCGGCCCAGTCTTTAAAGATATATGGAACCAGATTAAGCCCATTGTTGATATGGTGGGTAGCTTGGAAGGGTTAATGCAAGGTCTGGCTGTTTATATTGCTGGTGGCTTTTTAATCTCATTTCTTAGTGGCATCAATAAAGGTAATGTTGCGGTTAAAGCCCTGTCCGGTTCGCTAACCAATCTCTTTAAATTTAGTGGGCAGGTTATCGCTATCGGTGTACTGATTAGCTTATTTAAGGAGCTTGATGACTTAAGTAAAGAGTCTCAGGCTACCAATAAATCTAAAGGAGATATTCTGGTTGATAGGCTGAAAAAAGGGGAACAAGACAGGGGGTACACTGGATTTATCCCCCGCATGAAAGAGTTGCTCAATATGGATGGCAGTCAAAATTCTAAAGTGCCATTAGCTTCTGCCCGCCCTCAGGCGGTTAATGGAGAGATTACCGTTAAGTTTGATAATGCACCTCCTGGTCTGTCGGTCGCCCAAACCAAAACTAATCAATCAGGCTTCGGTATTGGTTACGATGTTGGTTATAGCCGATTTGCTAACAAGTAATTGATAATTCATTGACCCGCTTCGGCGGGTTTTTTTATGCCTGGAGAATGTATGAGCTGGAAAGATAAGCTATTACCGGCCTCGTTTCGTGGTGTGCCATTTAAAACGCAAGAGGATGAGGCCACTTTTGGGCGCAGGACACAGACGCACGAATACCCCAACCGCGACAAACCTTATTCTGAGGATTTGGGGCGGGCGACTCGGCGGGATACCATTTCAGCCTATCTGATCGGTGATGATTATCAGGCTCAGCGTGACCAGTTGATCACCGCTATCAATCAGGCGGGACCAGGGAAACTGATTCACCCACAATACGGTGAGCTAAGTGTTTGTATCGATGGTGAGATAAGAATCAGCCACAGTGCCGCTGATGGCCGTATGTGTACCATTAGCTTTAACTTTGTGGAAGCCGGTGAACTCTCTTTTCCCACATCAGGTGTAGCCACTGGACAGAAGCTGGTTTCTTCCTGTGATGCCATGACCGATTGTGTCACGGATGCGTTTGGTAAGGATTTCGGGCTGGAGGGGATGGCCGACTTTATCCAGAACGGCGTTATCAATGATGCCAGCGACATGATGAACACGGCGATCAAAACTTTTGATGGTGTGAATTCTGCTATTTCTGACGCGGGCCGATTACTCGATGGCGATCTGTCGGTTCTGCTGATGCCGCCCAGTTCCGGCATGAACTTCGTGAATCGCCTGCAACGCATGTGGCGTTCGGGTAATAGCCTGCTGAGTAACAGTGACGACATTATTAATAAAATTAAAGGACTAAGTGGTTTTACTATTGGACGTGATCTGGCTCCCCACGGAGTATGGAAAACAGATAGCAAAACCATTCAGACCCAGACCACACAGCGCAATGTCGTAGCTCAGGCTATCCGCACTACGGCACTGACTGAAGCGGCGCAGAGTGTGTCTGATTTGCCGCAAGCCCGCATCCCGATGAACACCACGGTTACGCCACAGGCGCAATTACCGTTAGTGACTCATCCGGCAGTCACCTCGCTCAGTGATGGCGTGGTCGTGTCACCGCCTGTGACTTATGAGGCATTGACGGAGATCCGCGACACACTCAACACCGCCATTGATCAGGAACTGTTACGTGTGACGGATGATGCTCTGTTTCTGGCTATCAATACCGTTCGGGCAGATGTGAATCGCGATATCAGCCAGCGGCTTAAGCAGGTGGAAGAAACGACTTTCCGCACGCCTGATGAAGTACTCCCCGCACTGGTGCTGGCTGCAGACTGGTATGACTCAGCCGCGCGCGAAACTGACATTATTGGTCGTAACCAGATAACTCATCCCGGCTTTGTGCCGGTGAAAACTCTACAGGTGCCTATCCGATGAACAACGATGTTACGTTGAGGGTAAATGGCCGCGAGTGGGCAGGGTGGACCTCTGTCTCTATCTCGGCAGGTATCGAGCGATTGGCGCGCGACTTTAATGTAGAAATTACCCGCCAATGGCCCGGCAGTGAAGAGGCTGGACACCTTCAGCCACGAGTGAAAAAGGGTGATACGGTTACGGTGTTGATCGGTACTGATTTAGTGGTTACCGGTTACATCGATGCAACGCCAGTACGGTATGACGCCAGATCGGTATCGGTGGGTATTGTCGGTCGCAGCAAAACGGAAGACCTGATCGACTGCGCTGCACTGATAACCCAATTTACGGGCCGCTCTTTTGTGCAGATTGCGACCCAACTCGCCGCGCCGTTTGGTGTGTCGGTAGTTAATGCGGGGGTAGAGAATACACCCATGCAGGGATTACAGGTCGATTACGGTGAAACTGTAGTGGATGTGCTGGATAAGATGATGGGCATTCAGCAAGTATTGGCCTACGACAATCCAGCAGGTGCGTTAGTGATAGGTCCAGTAGGGGCTTCACGCACGGTCACGGCACTGGTGCTGGGTGAAAACATTATCTCCTGCGATACCGAACAGAGCATTAAAGACCGCTTTTCTGAATACGTGGTCGCCGGACAGAGATCGGGCAACGATGATGATTTCGGTGAAGTGACGACAAACGCGATTCGAGCAAAAACAATTGATGGCGGCGTAAGTCGATATCGTCCCATGGTTATCAAACAAAGTGGAAATGCCACCGGTGGCTCGGTCATTGATCGTGGTCAGTTTGAGATGCTCAGGCGCGCAGCACGTACCGATGAAGTGACTTATACGGTACAGGGCTGGCGGCAGGGTAACGGTGATTTGTGGTCACCTAATCAGTTAGTGACAGTGTTTGATCCAGTGCTGGGTTTTAACAATCGCGACATGTTGATAGCAGAGGTGACCTACAGCAAAAATGAGCAGGGGACTATCACCCAACTGCGTGTTGGCCCGCCTGATGCTTATCTGCCAAAACCGCCTGATCCCAACAAGCGGCGCAAGAAAGCCGAAGAGGATGATTTCTAATGAGTCGAATGTTCGATGGGTTACAACGTGGCATATCTAATATGCTGGTTCGTGCTGTTGTTCGTCACCTTAATAGTGGCAGTAAAAACCAGATGCTACAGATTCAGATGATAGCGGATGAACTGAAGGACAACATTGAGCATCTTGAACCTTACGGCTTCACCAGCGCAGCGCACACTGGTGCGGAAGCGTTTGCCGCTTTCCCTGATGGTGACCGCTCCCACGGCGTGGTGCTGGTTGTGGCAGACCGCCGATACCGAATTAAAGGGCTGAAGTCTGGCGAAGTAGCGATTTACAGCGACGAAGGGGACAGCATCATTCTTAAGCGCGGTAACAAAATAGAGGTGAATACCAAACAGTTTATTGTTAATGCCGAAGAAAAAACAGTATTCAACACGCCGCTTATTGAGGCTACCGGCGAAATTAAAGCAGTCGGTAACATTGAGTCTGCTGCTGATGTTAAGGATAAAACCGGCACGATGGCGGCAATGCGTGAACAGTTTAATTTGCATACTCATCCGCACGGCGAGCCGAACACTGCCGCGCCTAACCAGAAGATGGAGTAACCCATGATCCTGATGGTGAACGGCCAACAACAGTCAGTTTCCACCCCAACGGATAATCTAACTCGATCGGTAATTATCTCTCTGTTTAGCTGGCGGCGTGCTGATCCGGATGATGATTCAGAGCAGCCTATGGGGTGGTGGGGTGACAGCTATCCCACTATACAAAATGACCGCATAGGCTCCCGCCTGTATCTACTGCAGCGCACTACGCTCACCAATAACACAGTTGAACTGGCACGAGGCTATTTGGAGCAGGCATTAGCCTGGTTAAAAGACGACGGCGTAGTTTCACGAATAGCCATCAATGTGCAGCGGCGCGGTACCGACATACTGACCGCTGACATAACGTTGTATCGCAATGATGGAAGTTCCCAGCTAATCACTTTCGATGATTTATGGAGTGCAATAAATGGCTGATAGCGGATTTAACCGCCCAACACTTCCCCAGCTTATTTCTCAAATCCGCAGTGACCTTAATTCCCGATTTCAAACTGATGCTGTACTTCGCCGTACTGACACCGAGGTTTATAGCCGAGTGCATGCGGCGGCCGTGCATACAGTTTACGGCTACATCGATTATCTGGCCCGTAACCTGTTACCTGATCAGTGTGATGAAGATTGGTTAGCCCGTCACGGGAATATGAAACGCTGCCCGCGAAAAGGGGCATCAACTGCTACGGGTTTTGTGCGCTGGGAAGGGGTAACTAATGATATTGAAGTTCCTGCCGGCAGGATAATTCAGCGTGATGATCTGCAGGAGTACATCACTACCGCCGCGGTAACGTCTGCTGCTGGTGTATTGCGGGTACCGGTTATTTGTTCCGTTGCCGGTACGGTGGGGAACACCGATGACGGGATCGGTATGGTACTGGCTCAACCCATTAATGGCTTGCCCTCTTCGGCTGCTGCGGATGGGATTGAGGGTGGCACTGATATTGAACTGATAGAAGAGTGGCGGGCGCGAATTATTGAGCGTTGGTATTACACTCCTCAGGGTGGCGCGGATGGTGATTATATTATCTGGGCCAAAGAGGTACCCGGCGTCACTCGTGCATGGACTTATCGCCATTGGATGGGGACCGGTACTGTCGGTGTGATGGTGGCCAATAGCAATTTAGAAAACCCGATCCCAGACAATGCGGTAGTGACCGCCGTCCGTGAGCATATTTTACCGTTAGCTCCCGTGGCTGGCGCTAGTCTGTATATCCTTGCACCAGTAGCAAAAGTGGTGCCGTTCCATATTCGCCTTACTCCCGACACACCCGAGGTTCGCTATGCGGTGATAGCTGAACTACGCGCCATGTTTCTACGTGATGGAATGCCCGGTGGAACGCTGGATCACTCGCGTATCAATGAAGCGATTAGTATCGCCACAGGGGAATATAAGCATGTTCTGGTGAGCCCGACCGATGATATCGATTTGGCTGCAACAGAATTGCCTGTTGTGGGAGAACTGACGTGGACTTAACAGATGGCTATACCAAATTATTAAAAAAACTCCTACCGCGAGGACCCGCGTGGGAAGGAGATGATCCACTCTTGCTTGGTCTTGCGCCATCTTATTCCCGCACCCATCAGCGCGGGGATGCGCTGATGGTAGAGATAGACCCGCGCACCACCACTGAACTGATTGACCGTTATGAACAATTAACCGGCTTACCTGACTCCTGTGCGCCAGCAGGTGTGCAGACTTTAGCCCAACGTCAGCAACGACTTGACGCAAAAATCAATATCATCGGTGGGATTAACAAGAGTTTCTATTTGGCTCAACTTGCAGCACTGGGTTATCCAGATGCCACTATCACTCAGTTTGAAAGTGATATTTTCCGCTGTACGTCCACCTGTGTTGATTCGCTTTACTCAGAAGAATGGCGTTATTGGTGGCGGGTCAACATGCCTACAGCAACCAGAATCACTGATATGACGTGTGTTTCTCTCTGTACTGATAGCCTTAGAACATGGGGAGATACCACCGCCGAATGTGTCATTAACAAACTTTGTCCATCGCACACTTACGTGACTTTCTTATACCCGGAGTAACCTTATGCATCGTATTGACACACCAACTGCCCAAGCTGATAAGTTTGGCGCGGGTAAGAACGGCTTTACCCGTGGTAACCCACAGACAGGCGTACCGGCCACGGCATTAGATGATGATTATTGTGATGCGGTACAAGAAGAAATAGTCGGTGTCATTGAAGGGGCGGGCATTGCTCTCAACAAAGACAATCGCACACAACTATTGGCTGCATTGAAAAAACTATTTTTACAGTCAGGTAATAACCTATCCGAAATTAAAACCGCCGGTCTCGTCGCTCTTGCGGCTGCTCGCGCAAACCTTGGTTTAGGGACTGCGGCGACAAAAGATATCGGAACAGGCGTGGGGCAGATACCCGATATGAGCGCCTGGTCATTTGTCAAAAATGCCGATAGCAGTAAATGGACGCTGACCTTACCCAACGGTTTTTTACTTCAGAAATGCTCCGTTGTCACTCCGGGCGCGACGGCAACGGTTAATGCCGTTTGGTTAATC